ATACTGATCCTCATCCTCCAGACCAGCCACTTCTGCTTCCCACTCTGCTTTAGATGATGCATAAAGTGGGTCCCAGTCTTCTCTGAATGCTCCGTAATCTCTTTCGTCTTCCATCTTGTCTCTCCTTAGTTTGTTGCCACCCGAAATTGGATGGTGACTAATGATAACTATTTGTCGTCCAATTGTCAAGTTATATTTTAACTTTTTTTAAAATAAATGAAAGATATCTTGGAGGGGATTGATTTTATTGAGGAATTATTATTAAAATAAATGAAAGTTTTTTGAGGTTTTTTGAAGTTTTTTGAATTAATCGTTACTATTTGTTACCGGGTAACGGTAATTTATTTGAATTATTTGGAATGGACTGGGGATTGCATTAAATTATTATTAATTATTTTCAAATAAAACTTGACAACTTCTCTGGATTAGTATATACTATATCAAAACAGTGGGTTAGGGCTAAGTTCAATAAATGCAAAACTGAACTTAAAATAATAACACAATTTGGAGGAGATGTAATGGGTGATTTAAGGCACCGATTGAAGAGAGCAGGTGTCACATTGAAGGACATTAGTAATGAAGTTGGAATTGCCGAATCAACAATCTGTCATGTATTAAATGAAACTTTGAGTAGTAAGATTAAATACGGTGCAGAGAAGTTAATTCAGGACCGAATCGTTGAGGTATCTGCCTCACGATAGCACCTCTGGAGGGGTGTTTTATCAGGACATGGATGTCCACTTAAAGTTGGTGAGGGTGGGTTAACAGTAGAGAGGGTGTGAGTGTAGCCAACTTTTTTATTGGGTCCCGCCCAGTGAGTCGGGTGGGACCTTAACTTTAATATATATAATAAGGAGTAGTATATGAGTGCCACTATTCAAGTGACAGGAGAAATTGTTGAGATTGATGATGTCAAGATCATCTCTGATAATTTTAAGAAACGAGAATTCATTCTCAAACATGCACCAAACCCTGAGTATCCAGACTTCCTAAAGTTGGAAGTGGTGCAGAACAAAACAGACCTACTGGATAAGTATAAGGTGGGTCAGGAAGTTGAAGTTGATATCAACTTGAAGGGAAAGAAGTGGGAGAAGGGTAAGGATTCCGGTTATTTTAATAGTCTTCAAGCCTGGAGAATCCAACCTGCCAGTTCTGCAGATAGTGAACCCTGGTAAATTCTATGATACCCACATTGACTTAGGTTGGTGTGGGTTTTTTAATTTAATGGAGAGAGAAATGGATATATTAACACCACCAGATCAGTATGAAGGCAAGCTGATCTCAGACATGGAATTCCAGAAGTATCTGGATCTGCCAGGTTACATGCACTGCTCAGAATTGAAGCTGATGCAGGAGTCAATGAATCACTGGCTCAGTCAGAGAGAATACCCTGAGACAAAAGCACTGATGCTGGGTTCTCTTGGTCACACCCTTATCCTGGAAATGGATAAGTTAACTGAAAGGTATTTAGTGATGCCTAAAGTTGATGCCAGAACTAAAGCCGGGAAAGAGCAGAAACTACTGGCCCAGGAACAGGCAAATTCAGAAGGTAAAACTCTAATTAGTCAGGAAGATTTTACACACGCTCTGGAGTGGAGAGATAACATTCTAAAGAACCCGGTTACTTCAAATGTTTTCCAGAAAGCTAGAGGGAAAAATGAGGTTTCAGGTTTTTTTAAGCATCCTGATTTTAATGACATTAAGGGTGCATTCAGAGTCGATAAACTATTGGAAGAACAGAAGATTGCAATTGACCTGAAAATAATGTTATCGGCACACCCCTATGCATTCATGGGTGCAATTAAAAAATTCAGTTATCACATGCAAGCATCATGGTATTTGGCTGGTTTAAAGGCAATTACTGGTGATGACTATGACTTTCTATTTGTGGTATGTGAGAAGTCTTTTGCACACAATGTTCAGACCTATAGATTGTCTGAAAAGGACCTGGAGAAAGGGAGAGATGATATCCGGGCTACAGTTAAGAAGTACCAGGAATATCAGGGTGCTAATGAGGATCAACGCAACAGGTTATCTGGATACTATGATGGTATTCAGACACTTGAAGTATTCAAATAATAAGGAGAGAAATGGAGAATAATTTTAGTATAATTGGAACAGGTAAAGCTATTTTTGAGGCATGGTTTCTGGTGAAATCTATTCTTGGAAGTACAATATTGGCAGGTGGTAGAAACCCACACTTTAAGTCAGATTATATTCAGTTAGATGCACTTCTTAAAAAGATAGATCCGGTGTGTAAAAAGTGTGGTTTGGGAATAATGATGTTTCCAACTGGAACAGGGTTAATAACGATTCTCTTTCATAAGGAATCAGGTCAGTATATCCAGTCCTACTATGAACTGATTCTGGATAAACAAAATCCCCAGGGTGTGGGGTCAGCATTGACATATGCAAAAAGACAGACACTCCAGGCAATGTTTGGATTGTCAGCAGGTCCTGAAGAGGATGATGATGGAAATGAGGCATCCCTGGAAGATGAGCAGTTTGAAGCTGAGAATCCAGTCCTAAGATATCCTCCAGGAAGTGAGGGTAAACTGACTTCCACATCTGCATTCCAGATTGCAAAAGTTGCACTGCAGGAAATTAACTCTCTGGAAGCATTTGAGATCTGGACTAAAGAACTGTCTGAAACTGCCAAAAATAATAGCCAGATTCGGGAACTGGCAAAAGCTAAATTAGCAGAGTTGAAATTGGCAGCATAGGTGACCCCCTATAATATATATATAGTATAAGCATAGAACTTAACGTAAATAGATTTAATTAACTATAGTAAAAAGAGGTGAAAAATGACTAAGAAATCAAGACCAATTCCACCCTCAGTTGAAGACCTTATTTCACAGGTAATTGTCCCAGAAGAGTTAGCACATTTACCCTGTTTTCAGGAAACATGGGCAGAGTGGTGTGACTACAAGCAAAATGAAAGTATGGATGACCGTTCGGGTGCAATGAAACCCTGGAGGACAGTACAGGCGGCTCAGAGGGAAATGAGCCACATTCGGAACCAACTTGAGGTTGGAAGGGATGTTGTTCATGTCATTGCAGAATCTATGAGAAATCAATGGATTGGCATACGTTTCGATCTGATACTGGACCGAATGTCACCAGTAATGCCCAAGACAAGAGACCAGGTATCAGATTTAGATCTGGAATGGGCTAAGTTGAACCAGACAAACAGACTTAATTAATGGCATCAATTGAGGTCCCACTTCATCTCAAGAACTTCCTTCAAGAGAAATTGACGGAGCATGAGAAGAAAACAGGATTTCAAGTCTCAGTATCTAATTTCACATCTCTGGCGATCAGAGAAAAAATGGAGAGACAATTTACGAGACAGAAATAAAGTTTGACTAAAACTTGCGAGCAGTGTGGTTCTGAATTCGATACGAATTTTACAGTACAAATATACTGCTCCAAGTCCTGTAAGGAAAAGAAGGGGTGGATCAGATCAAAAAAGGCCGGGAAGATTCGGAGCAAAAAGGGTGGGTACAATCGGAGCACCTATATTAACCTGTTTCTGAATGCAAGACAGTCAGATCAGACTGCACCCTGTCATTATTGCCAGGCTAGGGTAACACCTGATAATTTTGTCCTGGATCACAAGATCCCGATTAGTTCTCTGAGCACCAGGGATGAGATTATGGACCCCACTAATTTAGTGGTCTGCTGCAGAAGTTGTAATATCCGTAAAGGGACACAATCCTATGAAGATTTCATAAAAGAAAGGGAGACTCATGGATGAGGCTAAATACGGAGTGCTACTAAAAGCACTTAAAGCATGTGAAAAGAACTACCACTCGCATGTAAGAGAATTTGGGAAACTGGACAAAACAGATATCGCATTCTGGGCAGACCAGTTAGCAGACTTATCCCCAGGGAGAATTGAGCGAGCATTCTCTGAACACATCAAAACCTCATCATTCTTTCCAACTGTCAGGGATATCCGGGAGGGTACTCCAGAAAATCCAAGAAGAAGACCATGTGAGGACCACAAATATCTCACCCAGTTGGTAGAGGACTCCAGGCTACTGACAGGTCCAATAAATGGGAAGATTCCGATGCCTGATAAGATGAAAGAGATATTCCATAAGTTGCAGAAGGAGGTGAGTGTTAACAATTGAGCTACCATTCCCGGTTACTGCAAATGCATATTGGATGATTGCTGGACGGAAACTAATCAAGACTAAAAGGGCAAGAGCATATATCCGGGAAGTTACTCTCTACTGGCTAAATGTGAAGCAATTTGGTGCCCAGGCATTTGGAGAAGATGAAACGCTTGCTATGGCAATTGCAATTCATTATCCAACCAGGAAAGGTCCAGATTGTGATGTTGATAATCTTTTGAAGGTCCTCATAGATGCAATGGAAACTGCTGGAATATTTCAGAATGACCGACAGATCCGGTTCATCCAGATATCCAGGGAAGAGGCAAAAGATAAGACTATTGGTGGAGTGAGAGTGAACATTAAAGCATGTCCACATGAGATGCAACTCAACGATAAGAACTTCAGGGTGGAAGAGATTCATAATGATGGAGAGAAATGATCATTTACGGTGACTGCAGGGAAAATCTGAAGGAACTGGGGCCGGAGTCAGTGCAGATGTGTGTGACTTCTCCGCCATACTGGGGTCTTAGGGACTACGGGACTGCTGAGTGGGAAGGTGGAAATGAGAGTTGTGATCATAAACCAGAATTTAAAAGATATCCTTCTGCAACAGTTGGAAATGACATAAAGGATATTGGTAAAAAATATTACAGGGACAGTTGTTTTAAATGTGGTGCAAAACGTATTGACAGTCAACTTGGACTTGAAGAAACACCTGAAGAATATACTGCAAATATGGTTGAGGTGTTCAGCCAGGTGAAAAGAGTTCTGAGGGATGATGGCACTCTATGGCTGAATCTGGGTGATAGCTACTCAAGTGGTGGCAGGACAACAACTACAAATCAGACTCTCAGAGGTGATACTGATTATGGTGTGACCAGACCAAACCCCGGTAAGGGAATAAAACCTAAAGACCTCATTGGCATACCCTGGAGAGTTGCATTTGCACTCCAGG